AGTATGACAGGTGACCAAGCGCAAGCGCCCTGAGAATCCTGAGGCCCTGTCCGACGAGGCCCTGCTGGCGAAGATCATCAAGGACAACGACGACCGGGCCAACGAGCAGATCATGCGCAGCGATGGGGCGCTCATGCCGAGCCCGGCCTGGGAGATGCAGCGCATCCGCATCTTCTTGCGCCACCTGCTGACAGACGCCGGCCGCCTCACCGACGCCGAGTTCGACTACGAGGAGTGGCGCTCGGATCGCCTGGACGAAGGCGACAAGATGCTGGAGAAGTACGCGGCGGCCAAGCTGACGGCGAAGTGGAGCGGCCAGGCCCCGCCCGGTGGCACCCCGATCCGGTGACCACGTTGACCGTGGACAAGGCGCTGGACGACGTGCGCCAGGCCAACCGGGGCCGGGACTTCGCCCGCGACGTGCTGACCCGCAAGGTGGCCGCCGCCCGTGATGCCGGCGCCACCTGGGACCTCATCGCCGCCGCCCTGGGCGTCACCCGCCAGTCGGCGCACTCGATGTTCGCCGGGCCCGTGGCGGATCTGGCCGATGAATGACCAGGGTCCCGTCTCTCTTGCGGACGTTCTCGCGAGTGCTGTCGAACCTCGCGGACCTCGCTTCGGAATCCCCCCTGAGTTCGGGGTCACACCCCTCGACCCTGACGCCGACCTCCCCGGATCCCCAACTGCTCAGTCTCATCGAGGCGATGACGGCACAGGCACAGGCACAGCAGACGACGATCCGGGCGATGATGGCCGAGACGAGGGAACTGGTGGTGACCCTGGCACAGGGGAGGCCACAGGAACAGACGACGAGGACATTCCCACCGGTGACGGGGGAGCGGGGCCTCACAATGTCGGACTACGACAACGACGTGACATTCCCCCTACCGGCGGGGATCGAGGCACAGCTGTCCCGGGAGGAACAGGAAGCGGAGTATCTGCGACGTTTGGAGACGGAGCACAGCGACTTGGCCGAGCAGCTCGCGCAGGAGCGCCTGCGGCTGGCGAACCTGGCGGCCGACGTGCAGGGGCCGAGCGCGCCGTAGTCCCCGAGGCCTTCCATGCCGCCCTGGCCGGCGTGCCCTTGGAGGTGGTCGAGCAGTCCTCCCCGGGGTTCGCCGCCACCGTCTACAAGGTGTCGACGCTCAAGAACGGCGGGGTGTCCATCATCTTCCACGTGGCCTACGGCCACGCCGATCGGGCGCTGGCCCTGCGGGTCGATGACGAGGTGAACGTGCGGGTGGCGAACTATGGCGACTGAGACGGAGTGGTGGTGTCCCGATTGTGGCGCCACCTTCGACGCGCTGCCCGAACCTCCCCGCGACAACGACGGAAAGCCGGTGGGCTGCTCGTTGGGCTGGCACACGTTCCGCCCCAACACCAACGGCTGTAACACTCCTCTCAGGCAACGGCGAAAGCAGTGACCATCTCATCGCGGGAGTTCGAACTGCTGGTGCACCGTTGCCTGGCGGCGGGCGTGCCTTCGGGCGTGGTGGCCCAGGTGTTCGAGCTGGAGCCCGAGCTGGTGGCCGAGGCCCGCAAGCACGTGCTGGTCACCGAGTACGGCACGGCGGACCAAGAGGAGTACCGCCAGCAGCTGGAGTGGAAAACGCTCCAGAAGTGCCAGCTCATCATGGACAGCGGATCGCCGGCGGACCAGGCCCGCATCGCCACGCAGGTGCTCGGCCGCCAGATCGCCAAGGGCGGCAAGATGGAGTCCGAGTCCAACCGCCAGGCCCGCGAGCGCCTGGAGGAGCAGCTGACCCGTATGCGCGAGTCCCCGGCCGCCGTGGGCGCCCCCAGCCGGTTCGTGCTCGGGCCGGCGGTGCCCGATGGGGGATGATTGAGGCGTGCCTGCGCTCGATCTGTGGCCGATGCTCTCGGAACTGAGCATCCGCACCAAGTCCACCAAGACGAAGCGGCTGAACAAGGACGACTCGTTCGCGTGGGCCCAGCGAGAACTGGTGGCCGAGATCGAGCGCCAGTACAACGCCGGCAAGCCCGTGCGGATCATCGTGCTCAAGGGCCGTCAGCTCGGGTGCTCCACGGTGTCCGAGGCCGTGCTGTTCCTGTGGGCGTTCCTGCACCCCGGCGCCTACAGCCTCGTGCTGTCCAAGGAGAAGGAGGACTCCCAGTACCTCTACGACATGACGAAGCGCTACTGGGACCTGGGCCCGTTCTCCAAGATTTACGAGACCCGGTACAACACCAAGGAGCACCTGGTGCTGGAGGGTCTGGACTCCACCATCCGGGTCGCCACGGCGTCCAAGGATGAGGTGGGCCGGGGCAACACCATCCACGCCTGCCACTGCTCGGAGGTGAGCCGGTGGGGCGACCGCACCGACACCATCATCCCCGGCCTGTCCAAGGCGGTGCCCTACACACACGGCACCATCTGGATCTTGGAGTCCACGGCCAACGGCGTCGGCGGCTACTTCTACGACACCTGGCAGGAGGCGGTGGCGGGTGAGTCCGAGTTCATCCCCATGTTCTTCCCCTGGTTCTTGCACAACGAGTACGAGGTGGAGCGCCACCAGCTGACCTACTCCAACCTGGACGACGAGGAGCGAGAGATCGTTGAGTTGATGCTGACCGAGGGTGTCGACCCCGTGCGGGTGCTGGCCAAGCTGGCCTGGCGTCGCAAGGAGATCAAGCGCACACCACGCGGCCTGTCGGGGTTCCACGAGGAGTTCCCCTGCACCCCCGATGAAGCGTTCCTCTCGACCGGCTCCAACCTCTTCACACTGGAGGAACTGGAGGCTGTCTACAAGCCGGCCGGCTCGACCAAGGGCCTGCTCTACAACGACGACGGCAAGCTGGCCTTTGCCGAGGCCGAGAACGGCCACCTGACCGTCTACAAGTTCCCGACCGCCCGCCAGAAGTACGCCGTGGCGCTCGACCCGAGCCAGACCATCGAGGGCGACCCCTGCTGCGTGCAGGTCATCAACCGGGCCACTCTCGAGCAGGTGGCCGTCTGGCACGGGTCGGCCGACCCCGCCACCATCGGCCAGATCGCCCTGATGATCGCCCACTGGTACAACGAGGCCCTGCTCAACACCGAGATCCAGGGCGGCGGCCAGAAGGTGATCGACGTGTGGCGGGCCGCCGGCTACCGCAACCTGTGGATGGACCGGCGCCCGGACAAGGCCCGCAAGTCCACCACCACGTTCTGCTGGTCGACCACCCACGCCACCAAGGCCTGGCTGCTCGGGACACTCCAAGACGCCATCCGCCGCAAGCGCATCATCTTGCACCACTACCCGACCTTCTACGAGCTAAGCCAGTACGTGTGCCTGGAGGACGGCACCTACGGCCCGGCCCGACGATCGGGCCACGACGACACGGTGATGGCGCTGGGCATCTGCCTGGTCACCGCCATCACCGAGGCGCACGGGCTGGACCTGGCCTCCGTCATGGGCCAGGGCCAGGGCGACCTGTCCCCGGCGGGCCGCCGCCTGACCATCCCCGGCCAGGGAAACCCAGTCACTACGATTGGCCCTTGGAATATGGGCGGACAAGACGAGCTGGCCTCCATCTATGCAGGCCCCGGAGAAATTGAGGAGTGGGCTGGATGGGACTGAGGAGCACCTACGCCTACTGGTGTCCCGGCGGCCACGAGTTCGTGGCGCCCCACGCCGCCGACAAGACGAAGTGCCACGAGCACGGCGTCGACGCCCGGCGCATCTGGCGCTTCGCCATCAACGCCGGCCAGATCCGCATGGACACGGCGCACTGGGACCCGGTGGTGGGCGAGTACGTCACCAACGACCGCCAGAAGCGGGACATCTTGAAGGCCCAGGTCGAGCGCGAGTCGAACGAAATGAACATGGAGTGCAAGGTCGAACTGGTCGACCCCCGCGACAAGGAAGCGTTGGCCGAGCTGCATCGCCAGCCCGTCGACCAGTGGGCGGCCGAGCGTGAGGTGACGGCCAAGGCCCGGCGCGACGCCGATGCCAAGGTGGGCGCCTGATGGCCCTTGTCCAGGTTTCCAATCCGCCGGCTTACGACGAGCACGGGATGATCCAGCGCCTGACCATGCTCTACGGCCAGGCCCGCCAGGCCCGGGACCAGGCCCGCATCGAGTGGAAGCGCAACTTCCGTCTGACCATGAACCGGGTGTCGACGGCGCTCCCGGCGGCGGCCGGCGTGCGGGCCAACGAAGTGTTCCCGACCATCGACAGCCGCATCGGGTGGATGACGGACCAGGAGATTTCCTGCTCGATCACGCCCGCCGCCGACCCGTTCTCCTCGTTCTACGCCACCCTGACAATGCTGGCCGAGCAGCTGGAGGCGGTCATCAACAGCGTCTACCAGACGGACCAGTGGTACGCCGAGGTGACCAAGATGCTGTGGGACTCGGCCATGTACGGGGCGGGGTTCCTGAAAGCCGGGTGGGACCAGGGCCTGACAGCGGGCATGGGGAACGTCACCCTCAAGCAGACCTCGCCGTGGTGCCTGTACGTGGACCCGGTGGCGACCAACCTGGACGACGCTGAGTACATCATCGAGGTCCACACCATGAGCCCGGCCGAGATCGAGCGGCGCTACCCCTCGGTGGGGAAGCGGCTCATCGAGGACGCCATGACGACGGGCGACCAGGCCAAGACAGCCACACCGCCCAGCCAGTACGAGACCGGCCAGGGCAAGAAGACCGACCTCATCCCGATCAACGCCGGCCAGGGGCCGACCACCTGGGGCCCCCCCGGCGGCACCGGCCAGACACCGACCAACAACACCCCGTACCGCTCGGTGTCGGTCTACGAGTGCTGGTTCAAAGAGAACTACCTGGAGACAGTCCACCCGGCCGACCCGACGCTCGCCCCCGAGAAGGTGGTGGTGACGGAATGGCGGGTGATCGTCTACTCCGGCAACCGGATCCTGCTGGACGAACTGGCGTCGAACCTGTTCCACAACAACCGCCACCCCTACGTGCGGTTCGTGGACGTGGAGACCGGGACATTCTGGTCCTCGCCCGTGGTGCGCGACATCGGCCCCTGCCAGGTGGCGATGAACCGGCTACTTGCGTTGGGGCAGAACAACATCGAGTACACCGGCAACCCGATCTTCATCGGCGTGAAGGGCAGCGGCATGGACCGCTCCACCTTCCGCAACCGGCCCGGACAGATTTACGACGTGGACGGCGGCCCCAATGCCCAGGCCAAGTCGCCCAACTGGCTCCAGCCGCCGCAGCTGCCCCAGGCCCTCATGCCGTTCGTGCAGTTCTGGCGCGACGAAATCGAGCGCATCGCCGGCATCCAGGGCGGCCAGCGCGGGGAGATCCCCTCGGGCCGGGCCACGGACAAGCAGGTGTCGGCCACCCAGGAGGCGGGGTTCATCCGCATCCGGTCGGCCCAGCGCAACCTGGAGCTCTCGCTGCGCAAGGGCTACGAGCTCATCGCCAACCTCATCGTG